GAATCAATTGGATCTATTATTTTATTATGATAATTACAAATAATACAAAATCTTGTTATTTTTGAATATTCTTCCATAATTCTTCTTAAAGCACATTGTGAATCAGGTGTCATATTATCAGCTTCATCTAAAATAATAATTTTCCAAGGAGGGATATTATCTTTATAATTAATTGATTTTTTTGCATATTTCTTAATCTTATCTCTTACTACATTAATTCCTCTTTCATCGGATGCATTTAATTCAATAACTCTATCATAATAATTTTCTTCTCCAAATAATTCTTTTGCAAGTGCTAATATTGTTGATGTTTTACCACAACCAGAAGGTCCGAAAAACATCAAATGAGGTAAGTTTTTAGTTATTAATGTTTTTTTCAAAGGTTCAATAACATCTTCTTGTGCAGTAATATCATTTAATGTTTTAGGTCTATATTTTTCAACCCAAGAATTAAATTTGTCAGATTCCATTTATAATAAATAAATGAATGGTCTTTAAAGATATTTCTGCATTTTTGGAAATTTAGAGAAAATTTCTTTGAAATTTGTAAGATTAAACTTTATTGATTCTTTTGCAAATTTCTTTAATGCTGTTACCGTTGTATCTTTAATATGCGAAATTCCTATTTTATCTTCTTTTATATCTGAATGCCAAATTGATGCAAATCCTTGTAACAATGTTGTTAAATTCCAAGCAGCAGCTACCCAATGGTCTTGATGAAATCCGGATGTTGTTAAACATATTTTTTTATTAACTTCAAATCTTCCATTGGGAGTAAACATTATATAATCTGGTGCTGAAAGCGGGTAAGCAGGATTATGAAGAATTTTTCCAATGTAAACACCACCTTGATAGGGTGTTCCATCAACTCCAATGAGAGCAAAATATACTTCTAATATATTGTCAGGATTTGGATATACGTCAAAGAGTAAAGTGCTTGATTTATCATCTTCAATGTATTTCAAATAATCATTATTAATTCTTTTAATTGTTAACTTGTTTATTTTATCCATTAATAAGTGTAACTTATTATAATAATTTTATTAATCAATTTTTTATCTAAATTAAAATAATGAGAATAAATACAATTGATAATTTAAGAGGAATTGCATTTATATTAATGTTAATTCAACATATATTTTATTTTTATGATGTTTCTATGAATTATACAACTTCATATTCATCAATAGATTTTATAGCTTTATCTGGATCAATTTCAAGAATATTGTTTATTTTATTAGCCGGTTATATGATTGGATATAAGGAAACTAGTATAGAAAAAAGAGCATATCGGTCAGGTGAAATATTACTTCACGCAATGTTACTCACAGTACTAACTTATTTTTTATATCCAAATTATTTTATTAGATTTGGTATCTTACACTTTTTAGCAATAGGAACATTATTAATTTCATTTGTAGCACCATATAAAATACTAACCATTATATTATTAATAGTACTATTTATAAAGATTCCTACTATTCATCCATTTATTGATTTAATAATTGGTACAGAAACACCAACCAATAGTATGGATTATTTTCCATTAAAAACTTGGTTTCCTGTGTTATTAATTGGTTTAATCATTGGTCAAAATGTAGATTTAAATAAATTAGGATTATTAGATTTTAATAATACAATAACTGATATTGGTAAAAATAGTTTAAATTTATATACAACACATGTAATAATACTTTTAGTTTTCTACAAATTATTAAATAAAAATAAAATCTAAAACTAATTATAATGACAGATTTATGGTATAATAATCCTGCAATATTATTTCAAGATATGAATGAATTTTTTCCTACCAATGACTTGGATAGAATTCAAAAAGTAAATGCTATCGCAAGATTAGCTATTTATTATTTAATTTTGGTAACAGTTTTAAATTTAAGTACTAATTGGTATTCTATTAGTATAGTTTTATTAATAGTGTCATTTTTATTAGGATATTACGAAAAATTTGAAACAGTCACAAAATTAGATTCAAATTGTACTAAACCAACTCACAATAATCCTTTTATGAATTTTACTTTAGCAGATTATATTAATAATACAAATAAACCAGCTTCTTGTCCTTATGATAGAGTGAAAGATAAAATGAGAGCTGAATTTAGAAAAGATATTGTCCCAGACCCAGCTGATTTATGGGGACAAAATATTTCAGATAGACAATTTTTTACAATGCCTTGGACAACAATAGTTAATAATCAAACTACTTTAGGAAAATGGTTATATGGTAATGCAGGGGAATGTAAAAATTTAGGATTAAATTGTGATAAAAATCTTGATAATAGATATCAACAATCAAGATACAATATGCAATACTAATATATTTAAAAGAATATATTAATATTATTATAATGAGTCGTAAAACAGTCTGTTTAAATATGATTGTAAAAAATGAAGGACATATTATAGAACTAACATTAAAGCATTTAGCAATGTATATTAAATTTGATCATTGGGTAATTTGTGATACTGGTTCAACTGATGATACAATTGCAATTATTAAAAAATTTTTCGCAGAAAGAAATATTCCAGGAAGTATTCACGAAACACCTTGGAAAGATTTTGCATTTAATAGAACGGATGCTTTTAATAAAGCATTTGACTTAACTGATTATGTTTTTGTTTGGGATGCAGATGATTCTATTGAAGGTAACTTTAGATTACCAGAAAATCCAACAGCAGATTGGTATAAGTTTACATTTGGTAATTCAACTGGATTTCGTTATTCTAGATGTCAATTATTTAATAATAGGAAAAAATGGAAGTATGTAGGAGTTTTACATGAATATCCAGTAGGCGTGGATCCGGTAGGTCCTGCAGAAGATTACATTGGTGATTATTATTTTGTTTCAGGAAGAGCTGGAAGTCGTAATAAAGATCCTAATAAATATTTAAATGATGCTTTGATATTAGAAAAAGCATATCAAGAAGCAATAGATACCAATGATCCAATTTATATTAGATATGCATTTTATTGTGCACAGAGTTATAATTCTTGTAATGAAAGGGAGAAAGCGATTGAATGGTATAAGAAAACTTTAACTTTAAATAATTGGGCTCAAGAAAAGTATATTTGTTGTATGGAAATTTATGATTTATACGAAGCTTTAAATAGATCAGTTGAAGGGCTTTATTATTTAGTAGAATCCTACAAGTATGATAATCAAAGAGTAGAATGCTTTTATCGTTTAATTAAATATTATTGTATAAACAATCTTCCACAAATTTCAAATTTATATTACAATGGAATTAAAGATTATTATGAAAATTTTTATCAACATGATAAACAAGTAGAAAAATTATTTGTTAAAAACAATGAAGCTATTTTTTATTTACCTTATTATATGATTATAGTTGGGGATAAAATAAAACAACATAAGATTTGTGCAAAAATGTATGAAATTATTTTTCATCATAAATTTGCAGGTGTTCCTCAATGGTGGATTAATAATTTATTTTTTAATATTCAATTTTGTATAAATGAGTTACCATTAACAGATATTTTTATTAATAATATGTTTTTATATATTGAAAAATTAAAAAAAAATAATATCCATCTTGATAATACTCATGCTCAAATTATTACAAAAATTGTAGATAGATTTAGGCCAGTATTTTCAAGAGAAAATATTATACACCTACCTGAAAATAAAGAAAAGATTACAACAATGTTAACTATTACAACTTGTAAAAGATTGGATTTATTTAATCAAACGGTAAATTCCTTATTGAATCATTGGGAAGATTTGAATCAAATCGATTATTTTTTGGTTGTAGATGATAATTCAAGTAAAGAAGATAGACAGAAAATGAAAGATTTATATCCTTTCTTTAATTTTTATATGAAAAAACCAGAAGAAAAGGGGCATCGCGAAAGTATGAATATTATTTGGAATAAGTTAAATGAATTAAAACCAACTTATTGGATTCAAATGGAAGATGATTGGTTATATTTTCAAAAGGGTAACTATGTTACCCAGGGTATTAATTTATTAAATAAATATGAATCTATGAAAATTAATCAAATTGTTTTTAATAGAAATTATGGATTAATGTATTCTGATTTGGAAAGAGTTGGTGGAATAAATTTAGGAAATGAATTAATTTTACACGAGAAAAAAGAAGGTTTGGTTGGTAAAAATTGTGGTTATTGGCCTCACTATTCATTACAACCATCAATAAGTAAAGTTAGTGTAATTTTAGAATTAGGAAATTATGATTCACCTAATAAATTTTTTGAGAGAGATTACGCTGAAAAATATTTTGCAAAAGGTTATAGAACAGCTTTTTTTCCATCAATATATAGTTTACATATTGGTAAACAACATTGGGAGAAAGATGGTAAAAATGCATATGCACTAAATGAAACAACTCAGTTTAATAATAGTAATAATATGGAAGGATACTCTAATGTTTTTAATAAGTCTATTCATTTATATAAAAATATAACTAACAAACAAGAATTATTCTCATCATTTCGTAAAGCTACAGATATTTTTGGATTTATTGATAATGGAGATGCTCCACCAGATTCAGAAGCAGTATCAAAATCACTATCATTTGATTCTAAATTATATGAAACTTATATTACAAATTTGAAAGAACGTAAGATAGTGGGTTATGGAAACCAATTACCAAAGTTTGGTATGTATAGTAATTTAGATAGTCGTCATATTATGTTATCAATATTTTTATTTAATAATTTGCCTAAAGTACCAAATACAATTGTTGAAATTGGAGGAGGCTTTGGAAATTGGTTCTATTTAAATAAAATACATAACTTTAATAAATGGATTATCATTGATTTACCTCACATGTTAGAATTACAACAATGGTACTTGAAAGAATTAGGAGTTGATACATCTAGATTTAATAGTGTATCTGCTCATGATTATAAAATAGATGAACCTATTGATTTAGTATTAGGAGTTCATAGTCTAAGTGAATTTTCTATTACTATATTTAATGATTATTTCAACAAAGTAATAACTAAAGCAAAATACTTTTATTATTGTTATCATAATTTTATGCCTCATATAGATTTAATTAATTTGAAATTGAAAACTATTGAAAATCAATTTACAATTTTAGATTCATTTAAGAGTGAAAATGGAGATGTAACTAATTGTTTGTATATAAATAAGAATAGTTCAGGTACAAAATTAATTATTACAGAGGATATAGATTCAGAGAATGAAGAAAAATTAGAAGCATATGTAAAAGAATTAGAAAGTTCAAATATTCCTTTAACAGGTAGTATGATGGACCATCTTTTACAAAT